ACCATCTTTTCCAAGGAACTTCCCTATGAAATTACCAATGTCTGATTGTTTTTCTGCTACCTGTGAAGCGTTTTGTATACTATATCTAAACTTTTTATCACCTAATGCAAAATCGAAACCTTCGAACTCTTCATTAAGTAATTGATTAGTGTTAGCCTTAAACTTTTCGTGGTTAGCGTTGTTTCTTTCCTGGTCCTCTCTATGTCGATTAAAAAAGTCCGATGCTTTTTTCTGGTCCTCGGTAAGCGCAGGCGACTTCAACTTGATGTCATCATAATACTTATCCTTGGTTTCACTTAAAAACGTTCGTGCTTTTGCAACCTCTTCTTTATATGCGAGTTTTTTTCTACGGATATCTCGCTCCTCGTCTAAATCTTCATCAAAAGAGAAATTGTCCTCGATCATAAAATCGACTTCTTCTGCGCTTAAATGGGATTTAGTGGTTTTATAATATTCTTTTACTAATACATCACGGTCTATGTCGTCGTAATTGGTGTTTAATCTTATGTAATCTTGCATGTCTCCCCCAGTTTCCCGCATAAAGTCGACTAATTTAGTAATGTTATCCGGCAACTCTACTGGCGGCACAGCGCTAGGCGCGGGAACGCTTGCAGTAGAAGCCGTCTCCTCGCTAGTTATTTCTTTAATTATTGTGCCCACGGGCGCTTCAACTGCAGGCTCTACAGCAGTATCTGCCGGGGGTTCAATTACAGTGGCCTCCTCATTAGGTATTACTATCCGTGTTACATTACTAGGAAGATCCACCAACGGTTCTCTGTTTTTGGCGGCTATTTGTTGATCTGTTAGTTTGGGCTTGCTTTTAATTTTAAAAGCTCCTTCTGTTTTTTCACTCATGATATGATATTATATAATTATTAAATAGGTACTTATTGTGGGTCGAACTGAGATAGATCAAATCCACCTAGGTTATCATTGCCGGCAGACTCAAAGTCTTTGGGTAATCCTTGTGTTTGCCTTTGCTCTATTAGCTGGCTTTGTTGTGATCCTTCTTTTTCAATTCTTTTATCTTTGCGATCTTCTACTTGTGCGTCTTTAGTTTGTGTTTCTTGAGACTTCATTTGCGCAAGCTTCAGGTTGTATTGAAACTCTGTCGCCATCAACTCTTTTTTAATTTGCGCCTCTGCCTGCATTCTTTGCATTTCAAAGTTTGACTTAGCTTGTTCTATAGCTACTTTTTCTGCTGTTAACGCCTGTTGCTTTTGCACTTCAGCCATTGCGGCTTTTTCTGAAGCCTGAGCATTTGCTTGAGCTTGCGCCTGAATATTTTGCTGCACTAATGCTTGCTCTCTTTCTTGTTTCTTTTTACGCTTAAGTTTTAGCATTTGATTAGCTAACTTAAGGTTTTTTATTTGATTAATATCTATTGAGTCTTCAATATCTATTTCTTTTGTTTGCAAAGCAATTTGTATATTTTTTTGCAACTCAGCCTTCTCCTCGTCATCTGGTTCCATTTCTAAAAATATACCAAAGTCATGCAAATTGAGGTTTTCAATTTCTTTTAAAGTTTCTACATTAAAAGTAGACACGCTATTCATTAAAGAATTTTTAGTAAGAGGAAAATTTAGTACATCACTTATTTTAAGTGATATGTTTTCACAAGTACTTAGTGCTAGCTGTATACTTGCATCCTGTATATGCTTAGTAGCAGTATTAGAAGTGTTTGCAGCCATCTTTTGCAAGCCTACTAAAGCATTAGCATCCGGCATACTTCCGTCTCGAGCCTCGTTAAGGCCAGTCACATCTCTAATCATTTGCATGTTGTAATTATATGCAGTAATTAAGGATTGTATTTTAGAAATACCAGACGAACTAGTTAATTCCTGTATAGGTACTTTACCCCTATTCATATCTCCGTCTTGCGTCATAGACCTACCTACAACAGATCCCGTTTGGAAATACATATTCAACGCTTCCGCAGGATTATAATTTGTGCCATTTCCTAAATCAACTTCAGCTAATCCGTCAATATCTAAAAATATTCCGTCAGGAACCATTCTAGATAATACTTGTTGTATTTTTAAATGCGTTAATTGTATTATGTCGGCAAACCCAATGCACTTGCTTATAAGCGATTGTATCACACCCTTGTACATTCTAGGCGCAGCTATAGAGTAACTCATTTCAACTCTAGTCGTGTCGGCTAACGGGCGTGTCATATTTTCAGACAATCTCCAATCGAGCATGATGTCGGATCCAACAACTTTAGCTCCCTGATACAATACCTCAATTGACCTAGCTACTCTTTCAAAATTATCATTAGGGGGGGGATCAAATTCACTGGTTTTTTCAATAGCCTTTTCTAGCCCATTGTCTGTTTTTTTAATTTTAAACACTTGGTCTGTATAAGTTTTATACTCAAAATACATTACCTGAACGGTATTATAGTCATAGTTTTCAAAACCTCGTATCATTCTACGGTTGCCTGGTGATTTTTGTATTTTTACTAATTCCTCATTAGATATATAAGGGAACTCTTTTTTAAGTTCAGGAAGAGTTATGGATTTAACCTCGCCAACATAATATATATCTCCAAAATTAGGATCTTCTGTATAAGACCAAACGCAGTAAGCAGGGTCTACGTAGTCAACGACTATTCCTTCTGCGGGATTAAACGATGTTTTTGTTATGCCTATGCCTATATTAACTAAATCCTGATTTACTCTTGCCCTAGTTAAATCAAATTCGTTTGTAGCTAACACTGTATTAATAGCCTCTTCTTCCGCGATTTCTATAGCTGGCTTGTATTTAAGTTGCATGTGTAAGTCCCTTTCTTCCATAGACTCAGGCAGACTGGCATCAGGAATTCCTGATCTGCTTAGATTCATAGGCATAACCGAACTTGCTTCGGCTCTAGCCTCCACTGTTACCATGTCAAACAATAAGTCTTGAGCGTACTTAGTTCTTGCTTTTAAAGAATCTGGGTCCTGCGAGTATGCTGATATATCATACTGTTTTTGCGTGATACCGTTAGCCACTATATTTGAAAACTTAGAAAGTATAGGCACTGGTTTCCAGTCTAAATTCAAATAAGACAAATCCCCGTTAATAGCTAACTCATCTTTGTACTTTTGTACGCTTTGCTCGCCTCTAGCGTATAAACGTAGGTTATGAAAGTTGTTCCAATTAGCGGCATACCTGTTTGATCCGGCGCCGCCATAATTAAACCACTCCTGCTCAATAGCTCGAGAAACCTGCAATCCGTATTCTAGCGTAGCTTTTTCCTCGTCACTTACTACTTGATCCGGAAATGGACTATTAGTGTTTGTACTTATATTCATTTATTGCATTATTTTTGAAGTGGTTCCCTTGTTGTCGTATTTCTTAAATCCTAAGGAATATTTCTTTGTTACGATAGCTCCCTTGGGGCTATACCTGTGTTTGTTGCATGCCATTAAAGCTAAGCCGGAACTTATTGATGCATCATGTTTTGTCCTGTTGTTTATATCAAATTTAGCCCAGTCTTCTAATGTTCTTTGTAAATAAACATCACCGTAGCCTTCTTTTGTTTTACCAACAAAATCCTCTATATAAGTTTCAATTGCCGAAGCGTGTGCCTGCTTAATATCCTCACTTGAATTAGGTATCCCCCCTACTTCTCTTTCAGACACGGATAATTTATTATAAGATCTATCCGGCCTATTAATACTAAAGCCTCTATATCCTCTGCGCTTTAAATAGTAAAGCAGTCTTGGTTTGTTGTTTTCACATAATATAGGCATACCGTAAAACACCATAGCCATAAGTACATCTTCAAAAAACATCTCCGCGGTAGAAGGCCTAGCTATATATTCTAAAAAGAAATGGTTAGGAGGTGCGTCTTCCATTGAAAACTTAGTTAATCCATGTAAAGCTCCGTTAGAGCCGCCGCCGCCAACGACACCACTAATATCGTAACTGTCACAACCAAAGGCGCCCATGTGCTCATTTCCTGGATATTTAATACCATTTTTTATTATTATGTTATTTTGTTGTTCTTGGTTAGGAACCCATGTAACCCAAAATCTTCCGTCTTTGTTTGGGTAAAACATTACTCGAGTGTCTTTAATCCCATGTTCCCATTGAAAGTTTCCTTTCGTAACCATTGTATTGTTTTTTAACTCATCGTTATAATCTATTTGTTGGTAGATTTTAGTTAAGTTAAATAACGATTGCTTAGACTCGTCTCTAAAAGCGTGTTGCTCTGTTCTTGGAAATTGACGATAGTATTCGTTCAACGCATCCGGATCATCCTTTAACCCTTCAACTTCATTTTCCCAATGATCAATGACGCCCTCATCAATAATGTCACCTTGAGGACCAAGAATATTTTTCTTAGGTACGTCAAAAACCGGCCAACCGTGTTCATCAATGAATCCTTCATAGTTCCACTCCATCGGTATAAAAAGCTTATACAATCCGCTTTTTGTTTGCCCATTCTTATTTCTTTTTGTAACGTCTGAATCGTTATATAATTTTTTAAAGTTCTTACCTCCCTTGTCTAATGCATTTGAGGTTGAGCCCATCATACATTTACCGATAATACGGCTACCTAATCTTAAGCAAGTTTTTGTAACTCGCCAGTTGTTAAGTATATTAGTAGGTCTTTCCCACTTACCACTTTCATCGTGTACTAGTAGCTTTAGTTTTTCTCCATCGTAAGAGTTGTCCCCGGTGTTTTTCCAGTCGACCGTTGTATCGAGACCTGTAATTTCCTGGGGTTTCTCGTTTGAATCGAGTTTCCTTCTTGTGAGTTTTGAGGCCGGTACTCTGTACGCGAGCTCTGTCTTTGGGCGGTCCATCCCGTCCTGTATGGGTTTGAAGAAGAATGGATAGTTAACTGATATCGGAACAACTTTGTCTGTAAACATTTTCTTTGCATCGGGTCCAGACTTGGACAGTATGCCAAATCTAGCATCCGTAGATATTGTTGCTTGGTTAACAGTCTCTCCTGAGGCCATGAAAGAAAAGCCTGATCTTCTGTTCTTAAGGTAGCACATGCCATAGCTTCGTCTGTCTGCCTTGCAAGCTTCCCAAAAAATGTAGAACAATCTGTTTGACTCTCGAAAGTCTGGGTGCCCAACATCAATCTTGGACCACTGCAAGTACATGTAATGAGTACCAGTAATATAAGTAGGCTCGTCTTGGTTAATAAACCAATAGCCATCTTCACGCCTGTTAAACTCTGTGTCAATATACCCATACCACTTTTCTTTAAATGCAGTTGGATATTTCTCCCAATCAGCTTCGCTTTTAATCTTACTTAATTCTTTTGGATATTCTTTTGGTGCCCACTTGTTAATGCCTTTACTAGGTTTATCCTCTAGTAGCGGTAACGCAATATGTAAACTACCAACAGCGTATATATCTCCTATCTTGCCTGTCCTGCTTATTATAACAAGGTCGTATTCTTTATCGTAACCGTACTCCCATTTAGCGTAGCGATTTTTTTTCTTAATAACCTGTGACTTAATATGGTCTTTGGTTATATAGTATAATTCCTGCTGATATGCCATTATTTAGATCTTGATTCTGCAAATCCTTTAAAAGCGGGCTTTGTTGAATCGCCAGTGGATTCGTTTATCATTTGCTCCTCTTCCTGAATTCTTGTAAGAATTTCAAAAGCATCAAATATGCACAATTTTTTAGTAGCGGCAGCATTTTTAAGTCTGTCAGCTGATATATCTTCATCTGAGTCAACGATCTTTTCCTCTGCTACCTTTACTAATTCTTTAATTGCTTTGCGCCCAGCGGCTATTATACTCTTCTTCGTTTCTATCGAACTCATACTTTATAACAATATCATTTGATTTCATACAATATAAAAGCTGGTTGTCTACAACAAATTCCCATTCGCTGCCAGGTGTAAATCCTATTACATCCCCTGGATTAATTCCAGAGCCTTTTAAGGAGCTATTTCCAATTTTTAGTATACCAATAAGATCAGCTACTTTTTCTGCGCTTAGGATGTCTTTATTTTTAACAGGAGCTACAAAGCATCTGTCTCCAAAAGACTTCCACGTGTCTTTCCTCTTATATAAATATATTTGGTCTACCGCGCAAAAAAACAAATCGTCTTTTAAAAAAGACCGGCTGTTCTTTTTGATTCCTTTCATGTCGTAGAACACCCTAAACACATTATGGTGTACAATAATTAAATCCCCTTTTTTTATTGATGTTGCAAACGCAACAGGAGTTTCAATTACTTCCGCGATGTTATTGACATGCTTGAAGCTTTCTATAGAGCTATTCGTTATAAGGGTATGCTCTCCAACCCTAACCTCGTTATCATATCTTTTGCCTACCGGCTTTATGATAAAGTCATATACGCTTCGCATTAATATTCTAAGTCATATTCAACGGATATTGCCATGTTAGCATTAAATTTCTTCCATGGCATTACCTCGTCTACTTTCTTTATAAATATATTATAAGAATTATCAGACTCCTCGAATAATATATGAGAGATCTCGTGACCGCCGTAAACTGTCTGTTTAACAGAGTAATGCATTGCTTCGTTTTTATAGTCAGCCCCGATACTAATCTTTCTTATAATATTATCCATAACCTACTCTTTTATTTCTTCGTAAGTTCCGTCAGTAAGATTAATATTAATAGCTCCGTAGTTAGCCTCAATATCTTTTTTAACCTCATCCATATCTTTTTCAAGCATGTTAACTTGATAGATAGCTTTTGCTTTCTGTACTTCTAGCACACCAATGTTTGCTAAATAAGATTGCAGTTCTGTTTGAAGTTTAGTTATTTTTTCTAACTCGTCTTTGGTAATTGCTTTCGCAGTTGTTTCCATCTTTTTTACTTTACTCATTTTGATTTAATTTAATTGTTAATTACTAATTTTTATTTTGATGCTACAGATTTTGCTTTTTTAACCGGGGCTGCTTCAACCTCGCCTCCTCCTTTAATAGGTGCAGCCATGAAAGGCCCTTCTTCTCTTGGTACCGGTCTTGGATCTTTTGGATCAAACGGGGTATGGGGATTTTTTGGATCAAACGGGTAATCCTCTTTTGGATCTTTTGGCTTTTCTCCTTTAAGTTGCTTTTCTATAGCCATGTCTAATGCTTCTTGTCCCTTGTACTTCCCTTCATCAATACCCTGCTGTATCATTGCATAGAAGTTCGTCTTTTCCTTTTTAGACCCAAACTCATACCCTTCAGGTAAGTTAATTTGAAGTTTTGGTGCCGGCGCTGGCTTTGGTGGTGCTAATACAGTTTTCTTTGCTACTTTAGCTTTTACAAATCTGTTGCTTTTTCGATCTTGCACTTTTGCCTCTGTAACTTCTTGTTGAAATCTAGGCGGACAGGGTGGTAGTCCTGGTCCTCCGCAAGCCCCCAGGCCTGCTACTCTTTTTGCTGCAGGATTACCTTTCATCCCGGGTGTCATTTTAAATGCCATAATTATTTTTTTTTATTAGTTATTTTTAATTATCTTTTCCTGAAGTTATATCTTTAGTGAACATGCTATTGCGGGACTTAACCGCCGCTTTAAAAATCCCTCTGCTGAACCTGCTATCCTGCGCGCTTAAGCTGTCTTGTTTTATATAGTTCATTGCTTCTTGAGGTTTCATATTTAGTATAGACGATGATTTCCTTGAGCGTCCATCAAGCGTTGGCGTGTAGCCGTGAGGGTCTTGCACAAACTCGTTTGTCCTGGCATTAGGCAGGGTGTGTGTAGTCTGACCAACATATCGAGCAGTACCGGGCCCAGAAATTTGTCCAGCTATACTTCCAGTCTGATTGTTTTGCATGTATTTTCTTACAGGTTCGCCTGAATCCCTTCCTCCTGTTACAAAAGTTCCAAAATTTTGCATTTCACTACCAAAGCGTTTATTAGCTCGATCGCTATTCATATAATTCCTACTATTTTGCACTTGCTGCTGGCCGTCAGCGCTAGAAAAGAAAGTTCCCTTGTCTCTAGGGCCTATGAAAACCGCGCTTTGGGTGTTATCAACGGTTTCCGGTCTGCCTCCACTTGCGTTGCTAAAGGTATTTCTAGTCATGGAATATGGCTCCCCCGAAGTGTTTACTTTATTTACTGTTGAAGTTGTTTTGTTTATAACAGCGTTATCGTAGTCATAACTTTTATCCAGCATAGTTCCTGAACCTGCCTTAATTTGTTTTTGGCGCTCTATAGATTCAGCCCGGTTTGAAGGTCCCGTTACAACTGGCTTAGTGTTTTTAACAGAGTTAAGAGTTACTGTATCTAGCTCATTGGTAACTCCGCTACCAAAAGTTTTATCGGAATTAGATGCAACGACTCCATTTGGTTCTGGGTCAGTTTCTGGGTTAGTACCTCCGTTAGTAAGAGCAGATATGTTTAAGTTTGTTAAATCGTCTCTACCCGCATTTTGTTTATAAGCCATAATTTTTTTTTAATACAATCTTTTTATTCCGTAAACTCCGATAACATCACCGGTGTATTTACTAGAAATTGAATCTTTGTTTATTAATGTGTACTCTATTGTAACACGGTATCCATTATCTGGGTTATACAGTTCCGTGGTAAATTTATTTTTTTCTTTTGTAATAATTTTTTCTACTATAATGTCGTACTCTACGAAAGAGGTATTGTAACAATCCAAAACCGAATACTCGGAAGCTAAAATTGTTTTTAAGTAATCTGTTCTTTCGCTTTGCCAAATGCCGTTAAACTGTTCTTGTGCTTTTGCTGTAAACGATGTTAGTGTAATAAATAATGCGATAATTAGATTTTTCATAGTATTAGATTTAATTGTTATTATATTTATTATATAATTACACGAAATCTTGTAAAACTACTTTATTTATCTTTATTATTCATTATTTTCCTGCCTTTCTCCCAAGACCTACCTACAAAGTATGCCCCGTAAACGGTAACTAACAATGTCTGAAATATAGGTATGTACTCTGTTGCTATTTCAAACTCACCAATGTTTCCATCAGCAAATGCTAGTGCAGAAAATACAAAGGTAAGATATATCAATACCATTGGCCTAATGTTTTTAGAAAGGAAGCTATCTGAACTCATGTCCGACTTCCATCTTGCAGTAACTTCCACTTGCGCGTTAGCCTCTGCTTTTTCAAGAATTACTTGCAATTGTTTTTTGATTTCAAGCTTCTCTTCTTTTGTAGTTGTTAAACTATCTATTACGGATCCGACTTCTTTAATAAGCCCTCCTGTTAACCATGCAATTATGTTACTCATTTTTTTTTGCTTTTCGTGCCGCACTTCTTTTCAGTCTACTTGCCTTGTATTCCTCCTTAGTCATTTTTTTTTCTTCAGCCTTTCTTTTAACGTAGGCAGTTTTCTTTTGCGTATTTTCCTCTAGTTTTTTTGCCTTTTTTGTTTTTCGGTTAGCAGACCCTTGCTTTCTTTCAGCTCTTCTAGTATTACCAGATGCCGCTGCTTCGTCTGCTTGTTTTTGTTTGCTTGCTGCTTTTGTCTTTTTTCTTGCAGCACTTTTTTCAAATCCTTTCTTTTCAGCTTTAGGTTTAGGGTCAGGTTCTTTAGTGCTTGCCGCAACTGTCTGCACCGCTTTGCTAAAATCTTTTCTTACTGGTTCCGCGTTGCTTGGGTCGTTTTTATCCATTTTATCTTTTTTTAGTTTTTTTAACCGGAACGCAATTGTTAACGGTTTTACCACCTTTCTTTTTTGTGCCTTGCTTTATATATCCTTTCCAACAAGGAGTTGTTTTCTTTTTAGCCTTCATCGACTGCGTGAATTAGTTATTCTAAATACAGGTTTTGCATCCCATCCGTTTCTCCCTTTGGACCCTTTAGTTCCTATCTGAGGTGTACTCATGTATTTACTAAGACACCCACAATTTGGTTTGTTTCTTTTCATACTAGCAGTTCCATTTTCTTCTTGCAGCCAATCCTCTTTCTGATTTCCAGCTTTTAGATCTTGCGCAAAATGCTTTACGTCTTTTAGCGGCTTTACTACCTTTCTTTAACTTAGAAGGAGGTGTTGTAACAGCTGTTTTAAGTTTACTTCCAGGGTTATCTTTGCGATACTTCGCAACTCCCTTAGCCGTCATACCGCCACCGGCTTTTTTACCTGTTCCTCCACCTTTTTTTACTTTAGCGTAGTTACCTTTTGATTTCTTACGCGATGGCGCTTTACCTTTTTTCTTAGGGGCTGCTTTTTTCTTTGCTACTGCCATAACTATTTATTTGAGTTGTCCCACCTTGCTTTTGTTCCTCGTATATCGTAATGTACAAACGTGTTGTATAAACCTAATCCGCCTTGCATTACATGATTGTACTCGGCTAATGTATATAATACTTTATACAGGTCTTTTGGCGGTAAGCCTTTAACCTGCAAATCAGCCGCCTTGCCTAATATATGTTGGCTGTCAGAGACTCCGCCCACTTCTTTGTTGTGACTTCGGCATCGATATGCATTGGTTATTGTTATTGGTAATTCTATAAAGTCACGAGTATACTGCAATTGATTTGCTAGCTTTTGGATGTTAAAGAAAACCTCCATAGGCATTTCGCAACCACATTTGCATTCAAACTCAGACTTTTTAAAGTTACTAGTAAGATTCATTCGAGCGTCCTTCTTTAGCACACTGTGTTATAGGCTTAGATTCATAAGGTACTGGGTATTTTAATACCTGCATCCCATTTGGTCCTCTTGAGCTCCCCGGCGAGTGAGGCCTACCTCTTTGGTCTAAAGGCCCATCCCATAAAGCTGATTCCCCTTGGACTGGCGTGCTCGAACCGTTATTGTGTTGTATTTTATCGTTGTGATCCATAATTGTTTTTTTAAGTTTTAAGCCGGTTGTGGTGGCGGTGTATCTAGTAATATATTTTTCATATCTATTTTATTTTTTAAACTAAATCGTATGTAGAGTTATTCCTTGCTGGAATATCCCCCGCTACTCCGGCTGCTACTGCGTTAAACTTAGGATTTATTCCACCAGTTTGATAAGTAGGTTGTTGTACTCCCCTACCCTGCAATTGCATTTGTTCCTGCGCTAAGGCCCCTAAAGGGTCAGCCATAGGGTTTATACCTGTATTTACTCTAGCATTAGGGTTTTCTGCAAAAGCTTGAGAAGCCATTTGTTGTGCCATGTTCATCATAATTATCTTGTTTTATCTTTGTTAATTTTATCAAACGCAACGGAATACACTTTCGCACTGTACGTGTCTTTTTTCATTAAGGGGTTACGTCTAGTTGAAGTAGGTATATCCTCTTCCCCTAGCATTATACGATACATCTGTTGTATTAAGCATTTACATTTAAAACTTATTTTATATATGCTATAGCTTTTATCTGACCCATTATAGCCTCTCCATTTAACTATCCAGCCCTCTTTAAGTAACCTGTTCCATCTTCTATTATCCCAAGAGTATGTAAGGCTGCCGTCTTCAAAATCGCGCTTTCTAAACTGCCCTAAACAATCGAAGTAGATAAGTAGTTCTAAGTCCGCGTCGGTAATACCGTTTGTTTTAGTTGCCCATCTACGTATAATTCTATAATGCTTTAACAGTCCGAGTTCTTTTAAGTCACCTCCTGTTAACTTTCTCATAAAACAAAAACTACATCCCCGGTTTTTATAACATGGAACGTTTCTCTGTCCAGCTCTATTTTATGTCCGGCGTGCCTGTCGTAATAGATTACATCGTCTTTTTTGATACCGTCGCATTCATTGCCTGTTGATACGACCGTGGCCTCTACGTAACGTATATCCTCTCTATGACTTTCAGCAAGAAGCAAACCGCCTTTTGTTTCGGTTACTCCTTCTTTTAATTTTTTTATTATTATGTTTCTACCTATTGCGTTCATATTATCCTCTTACGTTAGACATAACACAGTTAGTTGACAATATAGTCGAAGCAACTGAGGCAGCGTTTTTTAAAGCTGATTTTGTAACTAGTACAGGATCTATAATTCCTGCTTTAAACATATTAACCATTTTTCCGGTTTCTACATTAACACCACAATTCTTTTTGTCGATGCTCTGTAATTCAAGCCCGGCATTTCTCATTATTGTATGATATGGGTAGAATAGCGCTTCTAAAACTAATTTTTCAGCAGAATTCCTTGCCTTTATGCTTTGGGCCGCGTTTATTAACGCTATGCCTCCGCCAGCAACCACACCTTCTTTGATAGCAGCTTTAGTAGCGCATATTGCATCCTCTACCCTATCTTTCTTTTCATTTAATTCTACATCTGAATTTCCACCTACTTTTACCACCGCTAATTTAGCAGCCAGCATTGCCAGTCTTTTTTCTAGCTTAATAATCTTTCCTGGGTTTGACTCGTGTAGTAATTCTTCTTTAATGTTTGTAATTATTGACTGCACTTCTTCAGATTGCTCTTCGTCTATTTGGAGCACTGTATCTCTAAATGTTGAAACAGCTTTTATGCATGAACCTAAGCAAGAAAGATCTATTAGATCTAGATCGTCACCTAAATTTTCACTTACAACTGTAGCTCCGGTTAATAAAGCTAGGTCATCAAATATTTCTTTTCTATTAACACCGTGAGTAGGCGCTGGAACTATGTTTACTTTTATAGATCCTTTATTTTTATTCATTGCTAAAGCAGCGGCAACTTTTGGGTCAACATCACCTACTATTAATAAAGGTATGTTATTTTTAATTACATGTTCCAGTATCGTTTGTATTTGCCTTATCGTGTCTATTGCTGAATCAACAAGTAATACTTTAGGATTAAGTAGCTCTGCTGTATTAGAAGCGGAATTTGTTACAAAATGATTATTTGTAAATCCTTTTTCGTATTGCACTCCTTCCACGACCTCTATACTAGTTTCTCCATCATTGGATGTTTCCATCATAACAACACCAGTAAAATCAACAGCTCTGTATGCGTCCGCAATCAATTCACCTAGTACAGGATCATTGTTTGTAGATATAGTAGCTACCTCATCAATCATATTGCCGTTAACTGGCTTTGCTTGCTTGTCGAGATTAAGTAACACCTTAGCAACAACTTTATTAATAGCATCACGCTTTTCTCTGCTAGTGAACTTATCCTTTGACTTGTCAAATTCTTTTAGTATTGCATGCGCTAGTACTGTAGATGTAGTTGTGCCATCACCTGCTTCTGCAACTGTTCTTCTAGCTGCTTGTTTAACAAGTGAAGCCCCCATATTTTCCACGGGATCTAATAGAACACTTAATTCAGCGACTGTAACACCATCCTTTGTTATAACAGGTATTCCACTACCGTTTTCAAAAATAACGCATTCTCCACCACCTCCTAATGTTGAGGCTACTGCTTCTGTTAGGGTTTCAACCCCCTTAAATACTTTGTCTCTACCTTTGTCTCCAAAGCTAAACTCTTTTACTATTTGATTCATTAAATTAGATTTTATTATATAATCACGCGTAATTTAAAAAAACTACGCGTGATTTTTTAATTATGGTACTAATGTTGTGCCTAGAGCTCCGGCATTGTCAACTGTTATCCTGTATTTTGTACCGTTAGGCGATCTTAGTATTACGCCTTGTCCTATAGCTATATCAACATCCCCATTAGCTACATTAATATCACCGTGTAGCCTAGTTTCAGTTATTGAAGGAGTTCCTATTGTAGCCGTGTTGCTGCCTAGCCCTATTGCATCGGCACCTATCACTATCTGGTTTGTTTCTCCTGTGCCTAAAGCTTTAGCGTCTTTTCCAATAAATATAGAGTCCGTGGCGCTCGTATTACCCGTTCCCCCTGAAACTAAGGTTCCAGAGTTATATCCTAGAGCCGTGTTGCCGTCTCCGCTAGATAATTGATTTAAAGCTTTACGTCCTACTGCGGAATTTTCAGACCCAAGAGCTGAAAGCCCTGTATCTTCCCCAATATAAGTGTTTGAAAGACCTGAAATATTTGTAAACCCTGCTCTATATCCTACCAACGTATTGTTGCTACCGTCGACAATGCTTCGACCCGCAGATCTTCCAACAACAATGTTATGGATTCCTGTAGTGTTTGACCTTAAAGCGCTATTTCCTAAAGCCATATTAGCACTACCTGTAGTGTTGGCATATAAAGCTTCGTGGCCTATTGCAAGAGAGCCTGATGTAGAATTACTCCGCAAAGCATCCGTACCGATAGCTATGTTCTGATTGCCTGCAGTGTTATTGTTTAAAGTGGATTTTCCAATAGCTATATTGTCGTCTCCACTGCTATTAAATGCCATAGCCCCAGAGCCTATAGCCACATTTTCGTCCCCATTGCTATTAGAAATTAAAGCTTGGTAGCCTATTGCTATATTGGAAACTCCCGTTGTATTAGATTGCATTGTTTGGTATCCTACAGCGGTATTTTTAAATGTTTGTCCCTGCGGGGCGGAAATGTTCATTCCCTGAACAATTATTCCTTCTGTAGTTTCAAGTTGAGCTCCCGGCGTTATTGTCCCAATACCCACGCTGGTTCCGTTTTGAAATACTGCACTGTCTGTTAATGCGGTGGCGCCTGACCAAAGAGGTATGTGCCCTGCATTACCTGTTCCTGTAACTGATCCAACTACATCGTCTAACAGTGCAACCGTTCCAGATTTATCCGGTAAAGATATAGTGTTTTCTTGCGTAGGAGTGCCAATCAGCTGTAAATAAGTATTTACATTACCTTGAGATAATTGTACTCTGGGAATAGTGCTTATACCTATACCAATGCGAGTAGAGGCGTCTTTAGTTACCAAAACATTATCATCTCTAACTATTGTTTGACCCACCGATGTACCTTTAATTGTTAGTACTTTAAATGTATCGTCAAATTCGAGGTTTGCAGAAGAAGTTATTCCGTCGCCTCCTGCGTTACCAAATGCAATTTGTTCCGTAGGAATACTGCCAACAAGTGAACCAGTCGAAACTGATCCGTCAGCCATTAAGAATTCCGTAGCTGCACCACCTGTTTTTATAAACCCTGTGGATTCTAAAGAACCTAATAATAAAGACGGTAATGTAACCTCTGAATGTATTGCTCTCGCAGTTCCTCCCACGGAGGCCATTGTACCTTGCGTAATTTTTAAATAAGTTAAATCTCCGGTTAAGTCGAAAGCGTTAGAAGGGGGTGTGCCTTGATTGTTTACTTGCAGGACTACCATGTCTTGTGCGGTACCCTGTGATGGATTTAGATCAACGTACGCCCCTATGAAATTTATAGCCGCGTGACTAGGGTTATCTATTTTTGCAGTAACAAAACTTCCTATATTATATTTGCTATTAGAGATATTCGTTCCAATGGCTTCAGCTGTAGCGTAATTCCCATAAACATTTCCTGAGGTAGGGCTTCCACCGTTGGTTATTGTTGCTTTAGCATTGGATCCTACTACAAAGGCTACACTAGATACGCCTTCGTGTCTTGCCACAAGCCTTATAGCTTGAGTATTGCCTGCAGAGCCTACTGTTTGTGAGCTAGTAGCATCTGATGTTATTCCGTAAACATTAGCATTAATGGCTGCATTTGTATTAGCATTAGCCGCTTTGTTTTTGATACCAATTGTTTCAGCTACGTCTCCTGTGGAGTACCCGTTATAAATTGAAGCTTCTGGATCTGGTGTGGTGTTTATCCCAATGTTGGATTGTCCATTAGTTCCCGCTATTTCTTCAATAGCGCTATCAGTTAAAGTGACACTGGTTCCTGTTCCAGCCCACTTAGCCATTTTTGTTCCTGTACCTGTACCTGTTAGTACAGAAGAATTATCAATCTTTTGCCAAACCGTTACTCCACCTGAAACAACAGCTATAGCCCAATCTCCAACTTCCCAGTCTGTAATACCACCTAAGTTGGTTGTACCCGCGACCGACACTATATAAAAGTCTCCATTGTCTGGGGTTGATGCCCCGATGTTTGGCGTATTGTTCAGCGCATCCCAGTCTCCTTGAAATGTTAATCCAGAAGGTATAGCGCCAACAGCGTTGCTAACAAATGCTGTTGTAGCAACTTTAGTACTATTGTCGGTAGTTGCTTGCGTGGTTCCTGTTGTATTACTAGATATAGTGCCATTTAGCCGCCCGTAAATATTGGGAGCTTCTATTTTTCCAGAAACCGAAACGTTACCCGTAACGTCTAGAGCCTCTAGTGGTAGCGCGGTATTTATACCTACTCTGTTAGTAGGGTAGTTTATACCACCTGTTACTGGAACCCACGGAGATGCGGGAATATCTGTAGTGAGTGCTAGCACCCCAGAAGCTAAAGGCATCTGCAAAGTAACACTACTTGCTAAAGAGGAGTTAGGTATTAGCAGGGAGTTATTGCCGCTACTGTCGCTCATTTCTATTTCAGCAGGCCTTATTTCTGTATAAGAGGAATTTAAAAGGCTTGTAGCCCTGAATGCTCTATCTGACAAAAATGTACTTAAACCAGTAGACGCGGCTGTAAGACCGCTGGTATCCCATGTCCATAATGGCCCAGTACCTCCTTGATATGTATTACCCGCAGTTATAACGGACTGCAGTGTTGAACCCTGAATGATAAAACTCTGTAGATCTCCCACAGTTACATTCTTTAATGGATTACCCGTTACCGATGTATCCGTAATTGGTATCCAATCCCCTGAAGATACCGTAGACAGTACCGGATAACTTATTATTCTAGCCATAATTCTTATTTTTTACTTTTATATTTGCGTTTTGGTACCTTGTACCTTTTTTTACTCTCTTTTTTAGTGCCCTCTCCGTCATTTGCACGATTTCTAGCCACACTTTCCCATCTTCCGTCCTTGTGATCCCAATCTTTACCTTTAACATTGACACCTTTCCTCTTTGCCTTGCGCCTTTCTCTCTGCGCATGAGCCTTCTTAGCCCTACGAGCCGGCGTCTTAGCAAAAGCTAGGTCCCGGGCAGCTTTACGCTTCTTCGCCGCAGGCGATAATTTTTGTTTTGAGGCCATTTTAATAAAATTTAGTACTATGACTAATATAATTACCCAGTTTTCTAAAAAGCTACGCCCGAAAAAAAACTTTGTTGCATAATTAGGGGTAATGGGCTGTATACACATTTTAAAAACCATTTTCGTTACGGAAACGCATTCCATTTGACCCACCCCCCTTTGGGTTTTAGGGTTAGGGCATAGGGGTTTACCTTTAGCCGTGGGTTTGCGGCCAGGGTTTAGGGGTACTGGCTGGGCCTT